CAGGATTGAAGCAGAAGATTCCAGAACTCTTCAACGTAAAACCATTGTCGAGAGTTGCCACAGTCTGTGGGTTAATTGGTGTCAAATTTATTGACGCTATGAACTTTTCATCTTCTCCCGGTTTTCCGTTGTCCGGATCAAAGCATCCACTTCTTGTGGATTTAGATCCTAAGGACCATCCGGATGTTGGTAAGCCCCGCACCTTTGTTCCCGAAGTGTGGGCTGAATTCGAAAAGATTGTTGCCATTTTGCGTGAAGGCAAAAGATGTTACATGATTTGGAAGTCATGCTTAAAGGATGAACCAACCAAGTTGACAAAAGACAAGGTTAGAGTGTTTCAAAGCGCGCCGTTAGTCTTACAATTGTTGATTAGGATGTATTTCCTTCCAATCGTTCGAATTATTCAAATGAATCCAATCCTTTATGAATGTGCCGTTGGTGTAAATGCTGAAGGATTGGAATGGGAAGAACTCTGGGAAGCCGCCATGAGTAAAGGTAAAGATCGCGTTCTCGCTGGTGATTACAGCAAGTACGATGTTCGTATGCCTGCTCAAGTCACAATTGCCGCTTTTGATATTTTGATTGACATTGCAGAAAAGTGTGATGGTTACACTGATGAAGACATCCATTTGATGAAGATGGTTGTACATGAGGTTGTGTATCCGGTAATGGCTTACAATGGTGATTTGATTCAGCTGTTTGGAACTAATCCTTCTGGACAGAACCTTACAGTGATTATCAATTCCTTGGTTAATTCTTTACTGTTGAGGAGCTGTTTCTTTACGATTTACCCTAACAAGGATTTCAAAGAGAATTGTTCTTTCTTGACTTATGGAGATGACGTCATTGGAACTGTATTTGCTGATTGTGGAAAATTTACTCACATTACATATGCTGAGTGGTTAGCCGAGCATGACATGAAGTTCACCATGCCAGACAAGGAATCGACACCGACACATTATATGACGGAAAGTGATGTTGATTTCTTGAAACGCAAATGTGTATTTAATGAAGATTTGGGACAGAAAGTTGGATTACTCTCTGAGGAGTCCATCTTTAAACGTCTTCACGCACACTTGCTTTCGAAAGAACTTACTTTACCCATGCATTCTGCCCAGAACATTGAAAGTTCTTTGCATGATTGGTTTTACTATGGTCGTGATGTTTTTGAAGATCGTAGGAGTAAGCTCCGTCTTGTGGCACAAAAGTGTGAAATCGAACACTTGTGCCCTGCTCTTGAAGTTTCTTATGATAAGCGTGTCAATCATTGGCGCCATAAATATCTTGGTGAGGAACTTGAAGAGGATGATGAAATCGTAGGCTTGGAGTAGACGCCTTAAGTCTATTCGCCCAGTTAACGGTCTGGGTATCACGGTGAAGCAAAACCGTTTGTGTATATATGGACACCGAATTTTGCATAATATTTGTGTACTTTTGTATGTATAATTTAGGCTTTGTACATATCGGCGCTCCACCCTTGGAGTACCCCTATTTAGGGGAGGAATTGGCCATTCCATTGTAAACTACACCACTCCTTGCACTGAGCAATGCTTGGAGATTGTAAATACCGCTTAGTAAAAATGTAAATAATGTATATAAAGT